GCGTGAGAGTTTGAGCATTCTCAATCCAGAAGATATTTCGATTCATGCCAACCAACGTGTTCCAGATGGTGGCATTCAAGTCCTGACGCTTAACAATATCGCCGTCAGCAACGTCATCAAAGACTTGGATTGCTCCATAGAGCATCATTAACCAGTCCACCGCGGGAGCAGGCAGAGCTAGACTCTTTTCTAGGTTCTCTCTAAGCCAATCGGTCATACGCCCCCCAAATGGATAAGCTGCTGGTGGCTCGATTGACTCAGCAAGAGTATTTGACCACAATTAGGCATATCAATCCATCTCATCTTCACGCTCTTCCCAAGCCTGGCACACTCTCATGTCGTTGCAAATGAAATTAAGTTTTTCACAATGGCCACGAAATCCATACCCTGTGTCATATCCTGCCATCGGAATGCGCTCGATTTTGACTTGTGCCATCAGACTATTGTCATAATATTCACAGTTTGAGCAATGCTTTCGTCTTGCGTCTTTCTCGTCGCATTGCATCGCATCAGCTAAGGCAGCGTAAAACTCTGGGTTCGCTTTAGGTTCGTTGCTAGGTTCTTCTGGCCCGTAGCACCAGTTTTCCACTGCGACGATAAAGTTCTTCTTGTTCTCAGCTGGAGACAAGAACCCCTCTTCCATTGGTAGCCCTGCAAATCCCTTGGGGATAATCATAAAGTTTTTCATCACATTCCTTTAGGTGATCTCTCGGCCTGATGCGCGAATGGTCAAAGACGATGCAGCACCCGCAAGTGTGGAGATAAACCCACCCGACTCTAACGCCTGACCCACTAACTCTGGGCAAGTATAAGTCTCATCTGGCACAAGGCTGCGAGCGTCAACAATTAAGTTCGATGCGCCCGCCGATCCACTAGCTGTGACTAAATTACAACTAAACGTGACATTGTTTGCGCTGGTATTAGTGACGGTAAACTTGTCGATAATCGCACGCACGTTCGTGGCTGTGTATTGTGTAGTTTGAGCGTTCTCAGCCTGCTTTGCTGGAATCAGCACTTTTACGATGACGGTCATTGGACACCTTCGATATTGTTGTTAACTGTAAGAATGATTGACGGGATGCCTGGGTGAGGCACAGCAGCAGCAAATGTTTTCAACTCAACACTAAGGTCAGTAACTGAGAACATTAACTCAACATAGTCGTTGGCTTTTAAATCAAAAAAGAAATTTAATGAAGAGAATATTTCTGCGTTATTGCCCTGAATCCTGATTTGGCTCGCGCTGTCTGGCACATCAACACCATTGAGCCTAAACCAAAAATAAAACTCTGCTGTGCCTCCAGAGGTTTTATCTAACTGAAATGATGTATCAAAATTATAGATTCCCTCGCTGTCCACAATAATTCTAGATGCTGGGCTTCCAATGAACACTCCCTGACTTAGATCGGTGGTGTTAAACGTAATAGCTGTGGCTGTATTGATAACTGTCGCAAGTTGGGTGGTGGTGTCATAGAACGAGCCATATCTTGCACGCTTAAACTCTCTGGGTGGTGGAGTCATTTGCAAGCCTTCCACTGCCTTTCTCAAATTATCAATCGACTCAAGTGGTGGGGTCATCTGCAAGCCTTCCACCGCCTTCTTTAAATTATCTATCGACTCAAGTGTTGGGGTTATCTGCAAACCCTCGACCGCCTTCCTTAAATTATCTATCAATGCAAGAGCTTGGTTTGCTTTTCCCTCTGCTAACGCAGCGTTAACAGCGGATTCTTGTGCTTGTGCCGCTATCTGTGCTAAAGCATCGTTGGCTGTTGACTGAGCCAATCCAGCCTCAAAGTCGATAAATACAATGTCAGTGGGTACATCAACAGTCGTTTCAGCCACAGCAAACAGATTCTCAAATTGCTTGATCTGCTCGGGACTTGATAGAAATTCAGCAAGCTGGTCTCTTGTAAGTCCAATTGGTCGAAATATCTTGGCCATTAGTAAGCCAGCCCTTCAATCTTGGCTTCAAGACGCACAAAAGAAATATGCGAGTCGCTGTCCCCTCGAAACTTCTGAATTCTAAAGTTCCTCATGTGTCCCTGCTGAAACCATGCCAAACGTTTACTTGTGTTGCCAATCGTCCCAACCTTAATAAACTTCTCTTGGCTAAACGACAACCCATCGAGCGAGTAACTGGTGCTGATCTGTGGATCAATGCCCAAAGCCACCCGACCCGTCAATGTAACCAACTCCATGTCATAAAATATCGCCCCTTTTCCCTCGTTGTAGACGATCAGCGTGCCAAACTCCCAGCGCACCTGTTCGCCCCAATGCGAACCAATTGTGTCCACCAGATAGCCAATGTTGCTCGACTGTGGATCTCCAACTAACCATTTGTCATAGGCATAAACTAGATTTCTAGCTCGGTAAGCCGCGAAACCTACAACTGTCGATACGAGGTTAAACCAAACAAAATCTTGCAAAATTTGCGACGCAGCCGAGTCATACACAATCGTTCTGTCTGGCAGATGAATATAAAGATGCTGATGCGAGCGGTCATTGCGTGCCTCTAGCTTGACCGTTGCAAGCTGCGCTTCTGTAAATTGCAACAGAATCTCATCAATTTCTTGGGTGCTAATTTTCTTGGCCGTCCCATTTGCACCTAGGTAGATGCCTGGTGCTTCATTGCGACCACTTCCTAAAAATGCAATCGTCTCTAAATAAACGCAGCAGGCAAACGTACCGACCACGCCTTTCTGAACCTGTGCGCCATCAATTCGCTGGAATGGAAATAAATCACCACCCACGTTGTCAAACACCTCAATCGTGTTTCTGTTTAGCGCATAGACTTCGTTTCTTAGCTTGAGCAATGCCACCACAGGGTCAGGATCGACCTCAGAGCTGCCGTATTTCAATGGGTTGACTGCGAACGGGTCTGTGAGTTCTGTGACCACCAAGAACTCGCCATCAGTGGTCATAAAGTAACCATCGACCCACACCAAGTCTAAAACAATCCCCAGATCAGGATCAGTGACTTGAGCGAGTGTTGACCCGTCCCAGTAATACAAACGCCCACCAGAGGCAATTGCTAACAGATCAAAGCTGTAGTCAAAAGTCACCAAATCATTGAGTGGTCCACCGACATCGCCAAGAATTGTCACCACACCGCTGCTTGAAATCTCAACGAGCTTCGTACCCATCACACGATACAGTTGACCCTGCCAATTGATACCGCCTCGGTCAGCACCTGGTCCTGTCCCGTTGGCAACAATCCCATCAGCTGGGCGCAAGTATCCTGTGCTGATTCCGCTTTGCTTTGGAGTTGGCACAAGATTGACAGGATAAGACGTTCGCAAGTCTGGTCCGTTGTCCGTGAATATGCCGCTAAGAATTGGGATTTGCATTTATCACTTCTTTTTGTTGCGTGCAGTGATTGATTTGGCTTTCGACTTCGCATCATCTTTGGAGTTTGCGCCCCATGCCTTTAGGCTCAACAGCAACCTCGTTGGCTCGCCATCTTTATACTCTGGCCCTGCGTTGCCTGCCATGCGTGCCAAGAAACTAGCTCGGCGTGGATTGTCACCCGACTTAACTGGGGCTTTTAAATTCATGCCCTCGGCTTTCGCACTTGCCCGACCCTTGGCATTCAGCCCACCCTTTGGGTTTTGGCCTTCCTTGCGAGCGTAGGCTGGTGTTTTCATCTGAAAGCCTTAGTCTTGGCTGCTACCTTCTTTGGCTGCTTGGCAAACTGTTCGCCCTTTGATGTGGCTTCCCGCTTGGCTTTAGTGGTCGCTGCATACTCAGCGGGTGAGAGTGCCTCAATCGCAGCCTTGGGCAGATAACGCTCGCCTGTCTCAGAAGATGGTTTCCCAGACTTAGTTCCCCAATCTTGCCGACCCCAATCCTTGAGGCTTTTCTGCGATGCTTTCATTTATAGCCGCCTCCCTTCTCTTTGTACTTCTTTGCCAAGAGTTGTGCTTTACGGGCTGACCATTCATTTGGATCGCCGCCCTTTGTCCCTGCCTTGATTTTCTCAAATAAGGCTTTACGCATAGTTGGCTTTGTATAGTTGCCAGCTGCGTTGACCGAGGATTTAGGCTTGGTGGCCATTATGCAGCGACACCCTTGATGACCGCAAAGTTAAATACTGGCGTTTCTGTGGTCGTGCCGCCTGTGGTTCGGAATGTCAGATTAAAACTTCCCGCTGCCACCGCTGTCACCATCAGATCATACAAGTCTGTGCCTGACTTTTGATTTAGGATAATTACATCAGTTGCCGCGACGGTGCTGTTAGTCACAGTAAAAGTGGTCGCAACAGTTGTGCCTGCCGCACTAAATAGTGTGATCGCGCCAGTTGTCTTGTCCAGCGTTACGCCTGTTGTTCGGCTTACACCTTGGGTAACAACACCGCCAGCCCCTGTGGAATAACCAACGCCAGCTGTGCCGGATGATACAAGCGTTCCTGTCGCTGTCAGGCTTGTGCCTGTAGCCACGCCGATTGCAGGAGTGACTAAGGCTGGGCTTGTAAACGTACCTGTAGAAACCGTTGGGTTTGTAATAATAGGAGTTGCTAAAGTCGGACTTGTTGCAAATACGTTTGCGCCTGTGCCAGTTTCATCAGTCAATGCTGCCGCCAAGTTTGCGCTTGATGGGGTAGCCAAAAATGTTGCCACGTTCGCAGCCAAACCAGAAACACCAGTGGCGATTGGCAAACCAGTGCAATTGGTCAATGTTCCAGAAGTTGGTGTGCCTAAAATCGGTGTCACCAATACCATACTGGTTGATGTGCAAGCAGAAATGTTGCCACTTGCAACCGTCCCCAAAATCGGTGTGACCAAGGTCGGGCTAGTGTTAAACACCAACAGCCCTGTGCCTGTCTCATCAGTCATTGCCGCCCGTAGATTCGCACTCGTTGGGTTTGTTAAGAATGCCTGAACGCCAGCCGCAAAGACAGTCTCAGCGTTAATCTGATACCAAGAATTAGTTGGCTGATAAAACCTGATTGCTGTAGCTGACCCTGCTCCCAAAAATGATACGCCGCCATAAAGAGCTGACGCACCATTTAGCGCAATCGTCAAAGAGGTGATTTCCTGCGTCGATGTAATCAACACAGTCGTACCGTCAGGGACACCCGTATTCAAAGGCAGCGTAATCGTGCCAGTGGCCAATGTCCCCGCGGGCTGCAAGAGCATCCATTGATCGTTGCTAACTGGTGTCGGGACGGTGATGTTAAACCCATTGCCTGGCACATACAGGTTGACCGAAAGAGTCGGAGACGCAAAGCTCTGTTGAAAGAATGTCAGCAAACTGCCAATTGACGTTCTGCGAGCATCGCCATTGTTTGGCGAGTAAACAGGCAGTTGATCTCCGCTAGAAATCGTGCTGAGTACGGGCAGTTGATTAATGGTTGGCATAGCTGTTCCTTAGTTGTATTCGATTGGACCATCTGGACCAGCGTCCACAGGGTGATACGGTGGTCGAACAAATGGGTTGTCGTACACTCGCCAAGGCTTGTTGCCTGCTCCAGATGGCATTGTGCCAGGCAGCTGCTGCTCCAGCGGAAAGGTCGCACGCTGTAGCAAAATGTCGTAGCCTTGTTTGGCCACAACCTTGGTCTCTGGCATCACTTGCTTACCGTAACTTGGCGCCAGTCTGATGCCTAGAGAGCAAATAATCGCCTCATACGCTGAATCAGGAACGTTGGTTTCTTCGTCCAGATCACCATCTTGTGGGCTTGATGGGATGGGATAGCCAAGTCTAATGCCCTTGGCGTTCCAGTCAGCCATCATCGCATCGAGCCTGCGTCTGGCCGTGTCAATTTGCTCTGGCTGCAAGTCAAAGACATAGGATGCAAGCCCGATTTCTTCCAGCGCAGCTGAGATGAATTGCCGCTTGCTATAACCCATGTCAGCCTCCTAGTGCTGTTTCGATGAGTAAACTCAATTTCTTGTCTGACGTTCTGCCATCGAATTTTATGCCAAGCTCGCGAGCTTTGATAGCCATTTCGTCGCGGGTCGGGGCAGACTCAATGATTGATTCGTCCGTCTCAATGATCGGGTCAACAGTCTCGATGACTTGCTCAACCTCAACTGGCTCTCTCACACGCACATTCATAGGCGATGGAAAATAAACCTTGATAGCTTTACGCTCAATCTGAGCCTGCTTCTTGGCTTTTTTCTTGGCAAGACGCACCTCACGCAATTTAGAGCGAGGTGCATTCTTAATAATTGCTGCTGACTTAATCATTTCTTTTTTGCGTCTTTCTTAGCAGGCTTGTTCATGCTGTAAGCCATAGCCACGGCTTGCTTTTGGGGCTTGCCAGCTTTCATTTCTTTCTTAATAGTCTTGGACATCATATCGCCCATCTTCTTACCCATCATAGCTTTCTCCTAAAAGTTAAACAGGCCAACATCTCTGCTGGCCTGTCAGGTTTATTAACTCAAACGATAAACCACAAAGGTGTCAGCTGCAGTCTTGCGGCAACGGAATCGTGCAGATGCACCCGCCGTTCCAGCAGTTGCAGCAGCACCCACGATGGTCACGCCTGTGTTGACCGTAAGGGTCAAAGCAAACGCAGCCAAAGTAATCAGGCTGAAGTCAAACGAATCACCAATCGCCCACTCAGTTGCCAGATCAAGGTTTGCACCTGTTGGCAATTGAACATCACGGCCAGCAGTTGGTGTTGCTGTAATGATGCCAGTCAGCACGTTCGCTGCTGTGGCAATCATTGATGCGCCATCAGCAATGTTGGCTGGCGCACCTTGAGGTTGCCAGTTGCCACTGTTGTTGATGTCAGGCGCAACACCCACCGAGTAATACGCACCAGATGCACCAGCCTGAATAATCACGTTGGTGGCATTGGTAAATGCGCCTGACACATAGGTGGCGTTCTCGACCACGGTCAACAGGTCATTAGCTTCAGGAAAGTTGGGGAAACCAACTTCTTGAAACACACTCGCTGGTGAGTATGCTTGAACGGCGATTTTCTCGCCTGCTGGCACTGCGACAGTTGCTGTGCCTTGTGCAAAAACGATGTTATAGGACATGATTGTTTCCTTTAAGGAGTCTGATTAAACAACAAGATACCAGACATCTCTGGCTGCTTATTGACCACGCCAAAGAGGGTATCAAGACGATACTTGGTCTTCATTGTGTTCACGTCGTACTGCTTCTGCATCACCAACTCGATGCCCTGATCTGTCGAGGCACGCATCACTGCGACACCAGCGTCAGATGGGACAGCGTAACGACCAGGCAGAATCTCAAGAGCATCTTTCTGCCAGAAGCAGTTGATCGGTGCTGTGTCGAGGTTCAGACGGGTAATTCCAGCTGCAGCATTCGCAGTCACGATACAGTTCTGGTATTGCAGTTCTGCATCAGTGCCACCTTGAGCCGAGATGATCGGTGGTGTAATAACGACAGAAGTCGCATTGACCACTTGCACAACACGGAAAGTCTTGGCAAAGCCAGTACCCTGCTTGGTGATGTGATGAACAGCCTCAACGCCAGAGATCTCAAACGGTGTACCGACCAACAAGCCTGCGCTCGCTGTCACGGTAATGGTCTGGAAACGGTTGTCAACGTTCTGGGTCTCACCAGTTACTGCGGTCTGGGTAGCCTGTGGAACGTAATAGTTGTTTGCACCAACTAAGGTTGACATCGTGGTGTTTGCACCAGCAGCAGCAATCAAGCGATTTGCATAGTCTAGTTTGTAGGTCTCAAAGCCTGCGACCATACCAACGAAACTGCGCTCAAACGCATTGTTCGACTTGTTGCCAGAGAAACTGCGCGACACAGATGCGCCACCAGCACCACCAGCAATGTTGCCTGCCAGACCGTTATAGTCACGGCTCGACAATGCCAAGTAACGATCAAACGCCTGCACGCCCTGCTCGTTCATAATGCTGTCGCACAGTGCGATGTCATCGTAATCCCCTGCGGCTGTGTTGGTTGTAACAACCAGTGAGCCTTGGGCAGCAGCCACGTTCATAATGGCAATGTTAATGTCAGATGCGAGTTTTTGCTTTGCAGCATCACCCAAACGGTTTTCTTGCAACGCATCGCGCAACTCAAGAGCGTCCAGAATGAAAGGCACAGACTTTTGAAAGCCGAGTGTCGCTGGGACTGTGAGCTGTGTGTAAGCTGTGAAGTTACCTGTCTGATCCATACCGTCATACGACTGAGCGATGTAAGGCTGGGGGCGATAGATAACGTTGTTGGTGCGTTCCATCATCGAGCTATCTGTGTTGTAGATAGACACGTTGCGGGATAAAACTAAAGCGTCATTGAAGCCTTCGAGGATGTCCTCAAATGCAACACGCTCTTCTTTCGAGAATGAGTTACTCATTTTAAATTCCTTTTAAATTATTTGGATGCTGTCCGTTTCTGCGCTCTGTACTGAATGACTTTCGTCATGTTGCCAGTCCGAGCCGCTTCTTCTCGCAGCCGTTCTAAGGTTGAGTCTATCGCACCCGATGATCGTCCTGTTCCTGACACGACACGTTCCGGTGCGGGTGCTGCCCGACGATTGGTCACTTTCAATTCCTTCTCCAGTTTCGCAACCGCAAAAGCAAACTTTACGGGATCAGATAACTTTGCAAGTTCCGCAGTTTTCTTTGGATTCTTGCCAAGTGCATACACGACGAGTGCGGGATTATCACAACCATTCAGAAGCACGCCTTGTTGTGTAATATTTAAAAGCTGCTGGACGGTTTCCTCAGCATCTTCATAATCACGGACTTTGAGTTCAGCTCGCGCCTTCCCGTAGTCGTTCAACTTGGCTTGCCAGGCTTGTTGCTGTTGCTGCTCTGATTGCTGGGCTTGTTCAGCCTCACGATCATGCTCGCGCTTGCGTTCATGCCATTGGTCTAATGCTGCTTCAAATAAATCAGTATCGTAATCATAAGCATCGAGCTTGGGCTTCGGTCCTAACGTCACAACTGGCTTGATCTCAGTTGTGGTGGCCGATAGTCTGGCTTCTAACTCACGAATGCGACGCTCTTTTTCCCGATTCGTTTTACGCAGCTCACGCACCCATTCAGGCGCACGAACTTCCTCTTCGGCGGGGGGCGCATCCTCACCAATTGAGACAACAACCTCATCCGCTTCAGACTCTTCAGACTCCAGATCAACTTCTTCTGCAATCGTCACTTCTTCCACGGACTCTTCTTGTTCGTCTACTTCTGCCCTTTCATTCATACACTGACCCCATTAAACTCACCCATTTAAGGCTGGATGGATACCATTTTCTTGCATTTTATCTGACAACAGGCTGAATTTGCTCACCTTGTGCGGCTTGTTGGGCTGCTTCAATCTCAGTCATCACCATATTCTGTTGTTCAACACCAGTCTTGGCAAGGGTTTCGGCAGTCTTTGCCTTAGCCAACCCTGCGTCTGCCACGGTCTTAATGACGCTTGCTCTGGCCTGCGCTGCCTTGGCTGTAGCCTCTTCAGCCGCTGCCTGTAGGAAAATAGAGTTTGCATCAACCTGTTGACTTTGCATTTGCTGCTCTTGAGCAAGCACCTCAGCCTCTTGCTCTGTCGGTTTGACAACGCCCAGGCGCAACAGTTGCTTACGGAAGAAGTCTCGAACATCGCCAATGCCTTCGCCTTCCATGTTCATCATGGCCATCGCTTGCAGGACTTGCTTGGTCTGTGGATCGTCGGTAATCGCCATCATGCCTGTCAAAGCACGAACGGTTGCCGCACGCTTGCTCGATGAGGATGGTCCGACATCAACGTTTACATCAAACTTGGCGCGACTCAGGTCGTTTTCCATGATGACTTCGCCAGTCTCGGACACCTTTGGTCGCATCAACTCAACGGTACTCACCTCTTCGGTGCGCCCGATAACCTTCATCTTGCGACCTTCTTCCACATAAATGTCGCGAGCCATGCTCAACCAGATCTCGCCTGATCTCTTCATGCCTTTCGCAAAGTTGCTCATGTAGATAAAGGTTTGCATATCCAAACGGGTCTGAATCATCTCGACTGCTTTGCCTGAGATGTTGCTGACAATTTGCTCACCTTGAGACGATGCGCCCAAGATTTCCTTCATGTCTGATTCGGTGATT